CGAGACGCCCGAGGGGCTGATGCTGGTGGACGGCCACCTCCGGGCCGAGACCACGCCGGACTCCGACGTTCCGGTGCTGGTGCTGGACATCGACGAGGACGAGGCCGACCTGATGCTGGCGACCCTTGACCCGCTGGCGGCGATGGCGGGGCGGGACGAGGAGCGGCTGACGGAGTTGCTGTCGACGGTGTCGACGGACAACGCCACGGTTAACGCCCTCCTCGAGACCCTGGCGAATGGGTACGAGCCGTTGACCATCTCTGAGCCGCCGAGCCTGGGGCCAGAGTTAGACGAGCAGATAGCCGACGGGGTAGCACTCTGCGAATGTGAGGCGTGTGGACATGAGCATCACAAACAAGCCTGATCCTACGGTCGTCAGTTTGTTCGCTGGCTGCGGCGGCTCGTCTCTGGGATATAAGCAGGCCGGGTATGACGTCAGGCTGGCGGTGGAATGGGACACGGGCGCGGCTGATGTCTACCGCCGGAACTTCCCCTCCACGAACGTATTCGAGGGCGACATCGCTGATCTGACAGCGGAGGAAGCCTTGAGGGTCACGGCCCTGGAGCCTGGGGAGTTGGACGTCCTGGACGGGTCGCCGCCTTGCCAGGGCTTCTCGACGGCTGGGAAAAGGAAGTTCGCAGACACCCGGAACCGACTGTTCGAGGAGTATATTCGGATGGTCGAGGTATTCAAGCCGAAGATGCTGGTCATGGAGAACGTCAGCGGTCTACGCAAGGGCAAGATGAAACTGATATTCGCTGAGATGACCAGGGCGTTGAAGGAAGCCGGATACAAGGTCTCCTGTCGAGAACTGAACGCATCCTGGTACGGAGTTCCCCAAGACCGACGCCGTCTGATTTGGGTCGGAGTCCGAGAGGACTTGGCGGCAGAGCCGGGGCATCCAGAGCCAACGGTCACGGTTCCTGTCTCCGCTGGACGGGCGTTGGGTGCGGCAGAGGTGCAATTGGAGCGGGCATGGGGAGAACGTCAAAGACCTTTCGAGCCTCTCAAGTCAAAACTTGCGCCAACATTAGGATCGATGCGGAGGTCACGAATAAGACTGAGGAACCCTGACTTTGAGAATAAATGGAAGTCTGGAAGCGGCGTCGGCCCTGCTTTGATGGCATCCCGACCGCCATCTATATCGATAGACACGAATCATTATGGTCATGCTAAGGATTGGCTCCCTGGCACTAGACCTACCGGGACACTAAGGGCAGGCAAAAAACCGCGTATTACTGGGTCATTCACGTTCCCCTGCAATGCCGACCGCGACGCGAAGTCCCTGGGCGAGCCTGCCGGGACGATAGCGGCTATCAGACCGCCATCATTAACAGACGGGGAGTCTGTTCGATACCTGACCATCGAGGAGTCCAAGGTTCTCCAAGGGTTTCCAGAGTGGTTCGATATACGGGAGAAGGAATACAAGTTCCTGGGCAATAGCGTATGCCCTCCGATGGCTCGAGCTATCGGGCGGCATCTCCTAACTTTGCTGGAGGAGGTCTGATGCCAAAGCGTAAACAACCGGGACTCTACCCGACGCCCCAGAAGAAGGCCGAGTGGGAGCTTCGCCGGTATCAGATGCTGGAGCTATATAAAGGGGGCGCGACCGAGAAGCAGATCGGGGAGACGCTGGGCGTCGACAAGGCCCAGGTTCACCGGTCGATCAAGCGCGTCCTCAACGACCTCGCCGAGAAGTACAGCGGCATGGCCGACCAGATACGCGGCCTCCAGATGGAGCGGTACACGACCCTGCTGGCCCGGTGGTGGCCCCAGGCTCTGGCCGGGAACGAGGCCGCGACTAACATGGTGCTGAAGATCATGCACCGGATCAGCGAGATCAACGGCGTGATCCCGAAGGAGCCGGTGGTCCAGGTCAACCAGCAGATCAACATTGGGAGAGACGATGAGGACGACCCCCTCGACATCATCCTTCGTCGAATCGCTGCGATCGATACCCGCAGCCGAGAGGACGACAGTCCTCCGCAGCTTGAGTCTGGATCAACAGCGTAGGCTCCTCTGGGACTGGAGGACTTGGGCGCGGGACAAGCAGCTACCGCCGGCAGGTTCCTGGCGCACCTGGGACATCCGGGCCGGCCGTGGCTGGGGGAAGGACTGGACCGGCTCTAACTGGGTCCATGAACGCGCCATAGCCCTGCCCCGTGAGATTGCCCTGGTCGCCGCCACGCCGGCCGATGCGCGGGACTTCATGATCGAGGGCCCGTCGGGGCTTGTAAGACTCACGCCCCCGCATACGCGGCCGGTATACTGGCCCTCGAAACGCCGTCTGACGTGGCCCAACGGGTCGTATGCGACGGTCTTCTCCGGGGCCGAGCCGGACCAGCTTCGTGGTTTCTCCGGTGACACTGCGTGGGTGGATGAGCTCCCCAAGTTCCAGTATCCGCGGGAAACGTGGATGAACCTCCAGTTCGGGATGCGAGAGGCGTCGATCGACCAGCCCCGGACCCTCTTGACCCACACGCCCAAGCCCATGACGTTACTGCGTGAGATCGAGGCGTCGGCCTCCACCGTGTTGACGACTGGCAGTTCCGATGAGAACCGGGTCAACCTCGACCCTGGCTGGTTCGACGATATTCTCGACCCCCTGCGCGGCACGGCACTCGGCTTGCAGGAGATTGACGCGATGCTGCTGGACGAGGCCGAGGGCGCGATGTGGTCCCGCGGCATGATCGACAACGGGCGGGTTTCAAGTCCGCCGGTACTCGAGGGGGGCGGCCTCGACCTGATGCGCATCGTGGTCGCCATTGACCCGGCCGTGACGTCGACTGCGGACAGCGACGAGACCGGCATCGTCGCGGCGGGGCTCGGGCCTGGGAAGTGCGTATGTGGCGAGGACAACACGCCCCATGCCTTCATCCTGGCGGATCGTAGTGGGCGGTACACGCCCAAGGGGTGGGCCGAGGCTGCGTTGGGTCTCTATGATATGCTAGGGGCCGACAGGCTAGTTGCGGAGACGAACAATGGCGGCGAGATGGTCGAGACGACAATCCGCACGATTAGGCCGTCTGTGTCCTACCGCGCGTTACATGCGTCCAGGGGCAAGCAGGCGAGGGCGGAGCCCATCGTCGCACTGTATGAGCAGGGCCGCATTCACCACGTCGGTCCGCTACCTGACCTTGAAGATCAGCTCGTCATGTGGGAGCCCCTTAGCGGCGCGGCCTCGCCCGACCGACTCGACGCGCTGGTGTGGGCCGTGACAGAGCTCATGCTGGAGGGGGGGTCGCCTAACGTGCGGCACTTCACGGTATGACGCGCCACCACGTCGCCCAGGCGCTCGTCGGTATTGGGCTAGTGGCTATGGTCGGCGCGGCGTGGTGGATCGATCCCGTAGTGGGCCTGGTCGCGAGCGGGTCAGCGGGGATCGTTATGGGCATCCTGTTAGAACTTACGGCCCAGGCGGCAGCGGACGCGGAGGAGGGGGAGTGAGTGACGGCGCGTTACCCACGGGCTCCCACCTCGCTCCCTGCTATCGCGTCTTGCCTGATGACAGGATTGAGTTGGTCGAGACCTCTATCTTCACCGACTGCCCGCGCATGGAAGTAACCGCCAAGTCCACCGACGGCAATGTCACGATGCAAGAGGAAAACTCATGACGCTCCTTACCAAAACTGTCGCGTTGGTCAAGGCGGCCCGCTCCGACCGACTCCCTGTCGCCACCGGCGGCATCGGCAACCTCGCTGGCGCGCTGGGGGAGACCCGGAACGTCAACGAGCAACTGAACGCCTACGGTGTGGTCGGCTGGCTCTTTGCTGTCATTGAGCGGATCGCGACGGCTGTGTCGGCCAGTGAGTGGCAGTTGTACCGTAAGGTGAGGGTGTCGGGCGGCAAGGTGAAACGGGAAGAGGTCTTCGACCACCCTATGCTCGACCTGTGGCGTAGCCCGTCGCCGTTCAGCACCCAGGACGATTTCCTCGAGTCTACCCAGCAGCACCTCGACCTGGTCGGCGAGGGCTGGTGGGTCGTGGTCCGCGGCGAGGATGGGGTCGGGGCCCCCACCGAGCTACAACTCGTCCGGCCCGATAGGATGCGTCCGCTCAAGCACCCGACACAATTCATCTCGGGCTATGAGTACCGGGTAGCGAGTTTCCGTGAGGTATTGGGGGTCGACGACGTGATCTTCCTACGGCGCCCGTCGCCGCTGGACCCGTACCGCGGGATGGGGCCGGTCCAGTCGCTTATGTTTGACCTGGGCGCGGAGAAGATGGCGGCCCAGTGGTCGCAAAACTTCTTCCGCAACTCGGCACAACCTGCGGGCATCATCCAGATGGACCATGAGATGAGCGACGCCGAGTTTGGGCGGTTCGTCTCCCGGTGGCGGGAAATGCACCAGGGGGTGTCGAACGCCCACCGTGTCGGCATCCTGGAAAAGGCGACGTGGGTGCCCGCGCAATTCACCATGCGGGACATGCAGTTCAAAGACCTGCGGACACTGAACCGCGACCTGATCACCGGCACGTTCGGCGTGCCTAACGCGATGCTGGGGGTGTCGGAGCAGGTCAACCGAGCCAATGCGGAGGCGGCAGAGGTGATGTTCGGTCGGTGGGTCATACGGCCCCGCCTCTCGCGGATCAAGGGGCAGCTCAACCAACGACTGATCCCGATGTTCGGGGAGACGGATCTGGAGTTCGACTTCATCGACCCGACACCGGACGACCGAGCGGCGAACCTGATGGAGGCCCGGGACGGTTACCTCAACGGCTTCATCACACTGAACGAGGCGCGGTATCTAATCGACCTGCCTGGGGTGGATGATGGCGATGACTTCTTCGAGCAGCCGGCGCCGTTCACGCTCGCGATGGATCGGGCCCAACGGCCGGGGGCGACGGAGAAGGCGCCTGAGTGGTCGGACTGGATACGCGGCACACTCGAAGACGGCGTTGCTCAGCAGAAGGACGCCATCGCGACCGCCGAGCGGACCATGCAGAAGGCGTGGCGCAAGCGGCTCCGCGAGGAGAGGGACGGGGTCATAGAGCACCTCCAGGATGCACCCGAGACGCGGGCAAAAGCGGCCAGCTTTGCGGGGCTGGTGACCAAGTTGGAACTGTCCGATCTCGACTCCTACGATTGGAACTGGTACGCCAAGTACGGCGACGACCTGGTTGACGAGTTGGCCCGCGTCGTCGAGCTCGCCATCGTCCAGGCGTTCCCCGAGATGGAGAATCAGGCCAAGCGGCTGGCGATGGAGTACGCCGAGCAGCGAGGCGGCGAGTTGCTGCGCCTAGACGGTGATGTCAACATCGTCCGGTTGACGCGGGAGCGGGTAGGTAAGTTGGTCGCGGCCAACATCGAGGCGGGGGAGGGGATCGGGACGCTGGCGCGAAACCTGCGCAACGACTTCGCGTTCAGCCCCAGTCGGGCGAGTGGCATTGCGCGGACCGAGACGGCGACAGCGCAGGGCCAGGGGGCCTACTCCGCCGCCATGGCGCAGGGGCTGGACGAGAAGTCGTGGTTGACGCAGGGCGACCAGCTGGTCGAGGATGATTGCAAGAAGAACGCGGCGGCGGGGTGGATCAAGATCAGCCAGCCGTTCCCGAGCGGGTTGGACTCGATCCCGCAGCACCCGAATTGCCGTTGCTCCACCATCTACCGAGCGACACCGATCAGCGACGTGACGATCGAGACGGACAGCGTGAACGGCCATCGGAGCATTGCGGACCAGGTTGGTGCGTGGGGAGAGTCGCGATGACGACCGCTGACCCCGACTCCGACGCACCGCCGCTACCGGGCGGGAAGACGTACGGCATGTGTCCACGTTGCGGCCACGACATCGACAACCACGCGAACTCTATCGAGGTCGGCCACCCGCCGTGCTTGACCTGCATCCGGCTACGGAGATCGACCCTTGGCGGGATAGCCTTGCGACGAACGGATACACTGGCGGTGAGGCACAACATGGTCGTTGGGGGTTGACAGCGACCACAACATAGCGTATTTTGAATCATCAGAGGCTGCGTCCCGATCTTGTGCGTTGGATCGTGGGCGCCAGGGAGTAGCCATACTCGCAACGGAGCTCAAGCCGTTACGGGGGCGCTGATTGACTGTAGCACCCGCTCCCTCGTCCTCATAACAACTAAATAGCCGTTTCGCCCAAGGGTCAAAGAGCATCTGAGGGCGGGGCCAAAGAGCAGCCCGACCTGATGGAGTCACCATCCATCTAATGGTCGGGCTTTTTGTATGTCCAGGGGAGACCACATGCGGCACAAGTTCGTACGGGCCGAGATCAAGGCGATCGACGAGGACGCCCACACCGTCGACGCCATCGTCTCGACCGAGTCGGTGGACCGCGACGGTGACATCCTGCGGGTGGCCGGCTGGGACTTGAAGAACTTCAGGAAGCACGCACCGTTGCTTTCGTCCCACGACTACCGGCAACTCCAGTCGCAGATCGGTTCCTGGCCCAAGATGGACAAGAACGGGGCTGAGAAAACGCTGGACGGCCTAGCACACTACCTAGTCGGTGAGGGAAACCCCGAAGCTGACTGGGCCTGGACCCTAGTCAAGAACGACCTGGCCGCCTACTCAGTCGGGTTCGACCCCGACATGGAAAAGGCCGAGCAGATAGACGGGACTGGCTTCTGGCCCAGCTTCGAGTTCAAGGGGCAGGAGCTACTTGAGGTCTCACAGGTCACGGTTCCGGCCAACCCCGAGGCACTACAGGTCGCCAAGGCATACGGCCACTCCGGTATCGCGAAGCTGGCCGACGACGTGGCCCATCTGCTGGACGACGACCCACCGCCCGTGCCCCATGTCGCAAGGACCATTGGCAACGTCACCGACTGGGCCGAGGAGGTCGAGGAATATCTCAAGCGGTTAGACCTTTTGACCAACACCGCCAGCGGCCAGATCACGGGATTGGTGGCTCGCATGGATGAACTGACGGCGAAGGTTCAACTACTGGAAGACGCGGAGAAAACGCCTAAACTACAGGAGCAAGTTGCATTATGGTAAGCAAGAACGTGACTCCCGATACCCCGGATGATCTTCGCGACTTCCTCGACGACAAGGACAAGCGCAGTAAGGCCTTCGAGACCCCGGAGACGGCCCAAGAGTTCATCGAGAAGTACCGGGCTGCCGCTAATGCCCGTGACCCCGACATCGACGGGCAGATGAACGACCAGCAGAAGGCCGCCCTCCAAGAGTTCCTGGAGGCCAATGGCTACAAGCGCGCCGAGCAGCGGTCGGGGCGAGTCCCTGCCGACGGCGATGCAGTCAGTGGTCACAAAGGGGCCAAGGCGATATACGACCACCTTGGGATGGACCGGAAGGCCCTTACCCAGATCGCTGCAAGCGGTCATGGAGCCGGGGTGGGACACGCTGAGCAGTTCGATGATGCGGGCGACTTTGCTATTGCCGTCATCAAGAAGCTCTGGCAGCGCGGCGAACCTGATGCGCGCCTCAAGGACTTGTCCGAGGCGGTAGCGGGCGACGGTGGCGTCCTGGTCCCGGAGGAGTTCCGGGCCGAGTTGCTGATGATCGCCCTGGAAACTTCCGTCGTCAGGCCGAGGGCCCGCGTCATCCCGATGGGGTCTGCCAGTCTACGCTACCCGGCCATCCGTGACACGACTCACGCGACGAACGTCTTCGGCGGTGTCTCGGGCACGTGGATCGCAGAGGCAGGATCGCTGTCGAGCGCGACCAACCAGCCGCGGTTTAGCTCCGTCCGTCTCGTAGCGAATAAGTTGACGGGGTACTCTGTCGTGTCCCAGGAGCTTATCGCCGACTCGGCCATCGCGATGGAGGGGATCATACAGTCCCTCTACCCCGAGGCCATTGCCTACTTCGAGGACGATGCCTTCATCAACGGCACGGGCGCCGGCCAGCCGCTCGGCATCATCAACGCCGACGGCCTGATCTCCGTTGCCAAAGAGTCCGGCCAGGCAGCCACGACCATCGTGTGGGAGAACATCCTCAATATGTACTCCCGGATGTTACCGACCAGCATGGGACGTGCGGTCTGGATCGCCCACGCTGACACCTTCCCGCAGCTTGCCACAATGGCGTTGCAGGTCGGCACCGGCGGCAATGGCGTTTGGCTAGCCAACGGCGTAGCTGGGCCCCCTGTGACCATCCTGGGCCGCCCGGTGATATTCACCGAGAAGTGCCAGACCGTCGGGACCGCTGGGGACATCTTCTTCGTCGACCTGGCGCAGTACCTCATCGGGGACCGCCAGGCGATGACGATGGCGTTGAGCGAGCACGTCAACTTCACGACCGACGAACTGACCTATCGCTTCACCGAGCGCGTCGACGGCCGCCCTTGGGTCACGAGCGCACTTACGCCTCGAAACGGCTCGACAACAGTATCGCCGTACTTGAACCTGGCAACCCGAGCCTAGTCGGGGGCCGAAGCAAAGCTGAGAGGAGCATAAACCATGGCAGTAGGATGGCTGGGGAACGGGATCGACATCGTCCAGGGTATCGTGTGTGTGGACTTGGACACGGCTGGGGCGGACGCCGACTGGATCAGTATGAAAAATGCCGAGGCCGTCATCGTTCTATTCGAGTCGGGCATAGGCACCGCTGGGGAAGACCCTGTCCTGGACTTTGAGCAGGCCGTGGACAACGCCGGTACGTCGGGCAAGGCCCTGAGCCTCCCGACCGTGGCGAGTACCCGCGTCTGGAAGAAGCAGGCGGCGACCAGCCTGGCTGCCGTCACGGAGTGGAGCGACGCCTCGGGCGATGTCTCGACGGCCGCGCTTACGAGCGCCACCGGTGCGGAGCAGAGCCAGATGTACGCGGTCGAGATACACCCGGGCGACCTTGACGTCGCTAACGGGTTTGACTTCATGCGGGTGACGATCGACGACGATATGTCCAACACGCAGCCCGGCTTCCTCTGCTACCTGGTCAAGCCGATGTACCCGAGCAGGCCGGACGACGCGATCAGCCATTTAGGCTAGATCGGTAGCTAGCGCACAGGTTGTCGCCTCTATCGAAAACCTGGGCGCCCAATAGAGAGGGGACCAAATCGTGCTGAACAGAATCGAGCTCCCAGGCGCAGTCGGATTCGGGAATGTCTGTCCGTACTGTTCCAAGGTGTACCCCGAACACGACAACGAGAAGGACGAGCCATTGCAGACGCCGGACAAGTGTCGGCGATGCAGCTCCCCTATGGACATCAAGGCGAGCAAGGTGTTTGCGGATGAACAGGCCGAGGCCCAGCAGCAGCCCTGGACGAACAAGGAAGCGGTCCTGGCCTAACCGGCCCTGCGGGGTCTGTGGTCAACTGTTCTTCTGCTCCCACCGGGGCGCCCGCCCCGAGTGGGATAAGCAGGTGAAACGGCCACCGATGGCGAAGTAGCTTACGGAATCCGGCCTGCCTGCGGGAAGGCCCAGAAGAAGGAGCTAATTACACATGGCGAATGTAATCGGACAGCGCATCGGTGGCAACATCGTGTACATCGACAAGGGCGCGCACGGTAAGCGCGTCGTTGGCGCCATCGGTGCCGACGTGATTCACTACGAGTTCTTGCCGTGGGTCCACAATATCCAGGACGAGGACGCGACCGGGACTGATCCGGAGGGGTTCTTCACGACCGTCGTAGAGGTTGGAACGGGCACGTCCGAGATGGACCAGTCTAACACCGTTGGTATCTTGGCCCAGATGGTGACGGCGGCCAACGAAAACGACGGGATCAGCCTCCAGCTTATCGGCCCCCACTTCGAGTTCACGAGCAACCAGTCGCTTGTCTATTTCGGCATCGAGATAGACATAAACGACATCGACACGAGTGACATCTTTGTCGGCCTGGCCGTCGAGGACACGGCCCTTCTGGGAGCGGTAGCTGACGGTGTCTACATCCATTCCTTGGACGGTGCGACCACCTCAATCGGAAACACCGAGAAAAACGCGACGGCGACGGCCAGCTCGAGTCTGGGGACGCTTAGTGACAATACGTTCCACTTCCTGGAGTTCTACTTCGACGGCACCAGTGTCTACTTCTTTGTGGACGGAGCGGGCGAACAGATCAACACAACCAACATCCCCGACGACGTCGCCATGACGGTCTCGCTGGAGTTCCTGGCCGGTTCGGCCGTGGCGAGTACATGCGACATTCGGCAGCTTCGTGTGATTCAGATCGGCCGAACGTAGGCCGGGGATCGTCGGAGCAGAGAGGAGGGGTTCATGGTGGTGGCGAATAGGACACAGAGGCGTCGGAACGGCCACCAAAGGCCGCTGGCCCTGCCCGTAGTTGACTCTCGGTACGAGATAAAAGAGGTGCTAGCACCCGCGAGAGGCCAGGACATCCATACGGTAGGCGACTCGGCCTCCATCGGGAGGCCCACGGACAGCGCCAAGCTCGTCATGGGATTGATGACCGACGGGACCAAAAAGGTCTTCATCACGTTCCCGAAGGCGGGTGTCTGTAGCCCGCTTTCCGTTGAAGACCTCAAAAAGTGGCGTGACGGGTGCCAGACGATGCTCGACCACCTTGGGGAGGTGTAATGGCACCAGCAAAGGCAGCACCAAAGGTAACCAGCGACCCTGACAATCCACGGACCGTAAAGCTCGACCGTTGGCCGATCGAGAGGGAAAAGACCAAGGCGTTCCGCGCCAAGGTAGCGTCCATCCGGCGCCCGACGGCATAGAGGTTCGCCCCGATGGTAATGAAAGCCCGCAACGTCATTGGACAGCAGGTCGTCGTATCAGTCACGAAGACTCGGCCAGCTGATACGACGGCTTACGCGGCCGGCGACGTCATATCGGAGAGCACTTCAGCTGGCTCCGTATGGACGTTCGCCGACGTTGTCCATACGGACGGCGGGGGTGGGCGGATCGTCCGGGCGGCTTTCCTCGACGACGATACAGGCCATACTAACCAGGTCGCACTATTACTGTTCTCCGTGACCGTCACGGGGGCGCTGGACGACAACGGGGCCAACACGTCGCCCCTGCTGGCGGACTCGGACAACTTCATCGGCTCCATAGACTTCGATGCCTCGAAGGACTACGGGACCGGGTTCTCGTTCGCCGTCGCTACTGAGGGGAATAGCAAGCTCCCGCTGCCGTTTCGGTGTGAGGGGGGCGACAAGGATATTTATGGCGTTCTGGTGGCCGTTGACGCCCTTACGCCCTCCAGTGGGGAAATCTTCCGAATCAACCTACAGATCGACCAAGACTGATGTCCTGGTGGCAGCTAAAGGCGATTTTAGATGAGAACCGGGCGGAGCGCCGTGCTGATCAGTCCCGCGAGCCTGTGACTTGCCCGATTGACGGCGAGCTACTTGACGTGAAGGGTGCGGTCCGCAACTGCCCAATGGGCAACTATCGGTGGCCTGCGGGTGCCGTCCATAGATAAGCCTTCCCGAGACCCCCACTCGAAGGACGTCCCATAACCGGAGGGGACGCAAAGGGCTCCGGCCAACTAAATAGAGCCGCAGTCGGCGAACCGTAGAAAGCATCGGGGGCTGGCATTGGCGAACCTGTACACGACCCTGGAGGCCGTCAAGGCGACGGCTAATATCCAAGGGTCTACCTTCAACACTCCCATACTCCGCGCCATCGAGAGCGCCAGCCGGTCTATTGATCGGGCGTGTAACGGCCGCCGCTTCATCCCCGAGACGAAGAC